GAGGGGCAGCGGTGATGTCGGAGCGACCTTCACCTCAAGACCGTTGACTCGCAGTGGCAAGTCAATTGCCCCGCGCTCGTCCATGACCTCCAGGATCTTCGACACAACAGGAATCATTGTCTCGTTGATCAAGCGGCCAAATGCTGAGCCAAGGTTTTGCGAGAGCTCTTTCATGCGCTCGACAATCTCAGTAGCTGAACGTGCACTCATATTCTCTGGTGGCAGTGACTCATCCAGCAAAATTCGCTTGACGTTGCTGCGCAGATCGTTGATCACCAGCTGCGACACGTTAAAGTCGCCGGAGCGTGGCAGGGCCATCAATGACGGGCCTTGTGGGCCACCATTGCGCGCCACTGGAATGATGCCACCAGGCACGATCTTGACTGTGTTTGGATTAAGCACACCGTCGTCGGCAGCCGTGTACACGCCAGACACAGCAAGTGATGCATTTTTCAGCAGCAGCTCAATTGTTTTGTTCAGCGTCTTGATGTCAGGCAATGCCGTCATCAATGGGCCACGGCCATAGATCTCACCGGCCACCTTCATGTAGCGCGAGATCACCCATGGGCTGATCTTGCGGCGACGGTAGACCAGCTCGGACTTGCTCACTTTGTCAATGACGTGGTAGCAATAGTCGCCACGGTTTGCGTCATAGATTGTGGCCTCAAGCAGCTCGATGTCGTCTGTTGGTTTGTCAGAGATACGGCGCTGCATTTCGGGTGGAATCTCAGCATCAGGCCATTGGCGTTGAATGCTTTCACCTTTTAAGCGCATGCGGCGGTAGACGTTGTCAACCTGGCCATTCGCGCCCTCTTCGTAGCTGACCAGGAACAAAGGCACGGGGATAAAGTTGATCGGGCTCACATCATCACCAGGCTGCACCATCATGCAAGCAGTGCCAACCGCCAGGTCGAGCAAAAACTCACCCATGGCAATGTCGAAGTTGGACTGGCGCAGAATGGCAAACATCTTCTCGCCATACAGATCGAGGATGGCCTGAGCCTGTGGCTTGCGATCAAATGGAATGTCCATGCCAGCCTCAAGCCTGCACCATTTGCGCTGAGGCGGGAACACTACAGACTGCAAACGGTTGGCAAAGCGCTGAGTGCTGTTGATTGCTGTCGAATCAAAAACGCGCTGCATCTTTTTGGAGCCGGTGCTGCCACCTTCCCAAATGCCGTACAGCTGGCGCTGTGGCAAAGCAAATTCGTAGGCGTCTTGGTACAGCTGCTGGAACTCATCCTTCTTTGTTTGTGCAACAGACTGGCGTTTGATGATCTCATCGGGAGTCAAGCGCATGCCGCCCTTGGGGTTTTTTGTGTATTCCATGTCAGTCGTCCATTTCTTCTTTGAGCAAGGCGTCGGCCAACAGCTTGCGATCTTTTCGGCTTAGCGTTGAACCCTTGAGCTTCTTGGCCAAGTCAGCAATTTGCTCAGGCGTCAGCTCTTCGTCTTCCATTTCCTTGCCTTCGCCGCCTTTTTCAATTGAGATTTCAATTTTCATCATGATCAGTCTTTCAGTGTTGCGTTGGCCATCAGACCACCACGGGGTTTGCGCTTCATGCCAGCCTCTGACATTGCAATGGCAATGGCTTGCTTTCTGTTTTTGACTACCTTGCCGTCACCACCGCTGTGCAGCGTGCCGGTCTTGTACTCATGCATGACTTTTTCGACTTTGTCTTGTGCTTTCATCATCAAACTCCTAGTGTTCCAGATACGCCAAGGCTGCCGCCACCACCGCCCAGACCGCCAGCGCTGCCAAGAGTTGGAGCACCAACAGTGGCCATGCCGTAACCAGACAGCATCGAGCGATCTGCAGCTGTGCGGCCAGCTTTACGGCTACCAGCCAGCTTGGCTGCTGATGTGCGCTGCATCGATTCCATTTCAGACTTTGACTTCGCGGCCATTTCAGCGGACAAACGCTGAGTTTCAGCCAATTGCTTGGCAATCTCAGCTTGTGCTGCTGCGGCCTCATTGGCGGCCTGCGCTGCCGCAGCTTGAGACGCAGCTTGCTGTGCGGCAAATGCATCTTTTTGTTTTTGCAAGTTGATCATTTCTGCGTTAACCAAAGCCTGGATGTCGGCCTGGGCTTTTGCGAATGCATCAGCATCAGCTTTGGCTTTAGTGTCCAGCTGTGTTTTTGCTGCAGCATCAAACTCAGCTTGTTGCTGCTTGAACGCCTCTTCGTCAGCAATAATTTTTGCCAATGCCGCATCATTCTCAGCTTTTAACTTGGCATCCGCGGCAGCATCGTCGGCTTTAATCTTGGCTTCGTTTTCGGCTGCAAGCCTTGCAAGCTCAGACTCAAAATCTACCGTCTGATCACCAGCGCCAGCCGTTGGCGTGACTGGGTTTAAATCTGGCGTGTTCAATGGTGAGACTAACTCTCCATCAATCTCTTCCAGCGCGACGTTTCTGTTTTGAATGACGGCCATGTCAGGCTCCGAGCAGGGTCTTCACCTGGTTTTCGTCTGTTGTTGGCGACATCAGTCCAAGCTCAGGATTCATCCTGGCTGTTGACAATAAAGATCTGCGACCAGCACGGCGACGTGCAGTCATTTGTGATGACTCGCGCTCAGCAATCTTTCGGCGCTCAGCATCAAGTGCAGCAGCCTGGTCTTTGGCCTGCTTCTCCATCATGGACTTTTGCTCTTCGTACTGCTTTTGCTGCTGGAACAACTGAGCCTTAGCTGCTTCTGCCGCAGCGGTTTGTTGAGCAGTGAGCGTTTGCATCATCGCAGCTTGCTGATCTGCTGTGAGCTTTGCTTGAGCTAATGAAGATGCAGCGCCCTCACGCTGGGCTGCAATCTGAGCTGCAGTCATTTCGCCTTGCTTGACGGCTAAAGCAAGCTGCTGCTCACGGGAGAGCTTTGCTTGCTCGGCGGCACTCAGTCTTGATGCTTCAGCAGCTGCAGCAGCAGACGCACGGGTCTTTTCTGCCTCACTCATTGCAGCAGCTCTGTTTTTCTCAGCTTCCGCCGCCGCTGCTTCGCGTGCAGCAGTGGCTTGTGCCGCAGCTTCTTCACGCGCTTTTGTTGCATTTGCAATGGCAGTGGCCGAAGCCTCGGCGGCTTGTTCTCTGGCTTTGCTTGCTGCGCTTTGAGAACGGTTCACAGCGTAGGCCGTGGCTCCCGCTCCGATCAAAGCTGCGACGATTGGTGCTGGCATGGTCTGATCCTCCCATAAAGTGTGTAATCTGAGCCGTCCATTCCGAATTTTTGCATCACGCCCTCAAGCGTGAAGCCAAGCGCCAGCGGCCAGCTCTGTGAATAATCTGCTGCAGATTCTATTGCCACTTGAACCCTTGTCAAACCAAGCGATTGCTGAGCGATATCAAGAGCAGTCCTCACACCCACAATCAGCTGGCGCTTGAACTGCTGCTTCACACTGTCATCGATGATCGTCCACACCTCGCCGACACCCTTCCAAAGCACTGCGATGCCAATGATCCCAAGCAATTTTCCGTTGTAGTACAGCGCCCCGCTTGGGCCCCGCTCCATGTTGAAGTGAATGGTGTCCATCGCATCAATAGGGAATGGTGATCGCACCCACTGAGACAACCGCTCGATGTGCCAGTCAGTGATTGGCTCAAAGTAAATACCGGTGCAAGCCAGCTTTTCATTAACGGTGTCGATCAGGTCTGTCATGAGAAGATGTCGAAGTCGAGTGTTGCTGTTGCCATTGTTGGAGCCCTGCCTCCAAGCTGTGGCGCCCTGGTCATGCGGTTGTATTCGCCACCACCCAGCATCAAGTAGCCAAATGAGTCACCAATGTGTGAGTGTTCGTTCTTGTTTGGCGCGTCTTTGAAGCGTTCATGGCCAGCACCGACCGCGACTCGTTTAAAATGGTATCCGCCGCCCAGGGCTTTGCGGAGGAGTTTGCATTCCCGATTGACAAGCAGTCCAGGCTGACCCATTACCAGGCGCTGCATGGGGGCCGCCGACGCCTCACGACGCACTTTGAAGTCATTGGACGCTGTTGGCTGCGCTTTAAGACCCAGTGTCCGCAGAAAATCAAAGGCTGTGACCTCATAAATGGCGTCTCTAGCCATACCGGCCGGGTCACCCCAGATCATCACCTGGTGGTTTGGGTATCGAGCATTCAATTCGGTCAGCAGCTGCAGGCCAAAACGCTCCAAGCCCATGTCAAATGTGACGATTTCCTGGTGAATTTGCCACTGGCCGTTGGGCATACGCTGGCCAATGGTGGCAGCCGGTGTCAAACCGAAGTCCAGGCCAATCTGAATTGGCACATTTGGGTGCACTTCAGTGTCGCCGGACATGGTCGCGTCGTTATATTCTGGCCAGACTGGTCTACCTTCCTGGACATAAACGTATTCACCACCCGCATAGCAGCGGATCCAGTCGAGTGTTTTGCCACCAAGCATCTGCAGGTAGTAACCAGGAGGCAAGTTGTTCAGATTCTCGGCTTTGGGGTTGATCTTCCACCACTTATTGGCCGCAAAGATGTGGTCATTGGCCTCTGGCATTTCAGGCAGATCTTCAGAGTCGACCGGAACCACGCCACCAGGCTGCTTGTAGAACTTCCAGGCAAACTGGCCGGTGAGCTTTTCTTTCTCAGCCAGCTTGAACCACCAGTGATCGTCATCCATCGGGTTGGTGTCCATCCAAATCCCCGACCAGGTAGCACCGCCATCGCGTTTGGTGGGGTAGCGGCCAACACGGTGGGTCAATCCATCGATCACGGCCTTTGGCAACTCGCGTGCCTCATTCACCCAGGCCCCAGTCAGCTCAAGCGAGAGCAGCTTGCGCACGTCTTTTGGCTGGTCAAGAGCCAAGAAGATCACCTCACAGTCAATCCCAGCCGCATCACCACGGCTTGGCAGCTTGATGTGGTGGGTAATTGGCGGCGTCCACAGCATAGGGCCAAACGTAGACTCAGGAAACAAGTCCAGCCACGTCTTGATCGTTGTGGTCTTCAGCATTGGGTAGCTGTTTCGCACAATCGCAAAGCGGCTGTACCGGATGCCGTCAATGGGTGAAGGCTTTTGTTTGACAGCACGCATCATGATCTCGGCTGCGCACGCATAGGACTTGCCAGACCCCACTGGCCCCATCATTCCACGCACGAATGCGTTGGACTGCAGAAACTGCCAGACAGCAGGCGACTTGCTGAAGTCCAGGTTCAAGCCAGTCGAAGGCATTGCCTTCTCAGATTGCTCTTTAGTTCGGCTCATGTAATCCTTTTTTGATTTTGCGAAGGTCGATCAATAACGTCAGCTTTTTGTCAACAATGACTTCCCATTCAGAGTCATCCAGGTCAACCTCAAGCTCCAGGTCAAGCACGTCAATGATCCGGTCTAACAGCTTCAGATCCATGTCAATCACCTTTTAAGTCAACAATATCATTAACCGGGGACTTAATGTTGATCCCGATCACCGATGGCTTGTCAGATTCCTCTGGGTTGTCCAGCAATCCAGAAGCCTTGGCCAGAATGCGCAGCACCCCAACCTTGTCATACAGCTCAATCTCAAGCGTTGAGTTACCGTCCCGGTCAACCTTCTGCTTGATGGACTTGATCGCGGTCAGTGCATGCTCAGGGATCTGGTGTGCAGCCTTCACCGTCACATTGCCAGATTCATCCCAGGTCATGATGTCAGAGATCTTCGTGTTGGCCATGCACAACAGCGCATAAGCCACAGCCTCCCGATTGCCAGCCAAGGTGGTAGACCGCTCAAGCCTGCGCTCAATCGATCTCGTACCACCCCAGCCCTGCACACTGGGGATCTGCGTCGGTTGCTTCCTGGTAGCCATCAGAATGGGATATCGTCGTCAATGTCAACCACAAAAGCATTGGCCTTGGCCTGGCTGTGCTCAGACACCGGCGCTGCAGCTTTCGGAGGCTTGGGCTTACCAATCTTCACAGAGAACCAATGCTCACCCGCCTGCGTCTTTCCAGGCTTGATGTCCAAAAAGCAAAGCGTGCCATCAGGCAGCATAACCTCACCCTTGTACGGCGCATGCCAGTCCTCAGTTTTAAATTTATTCACAAAGGCTGAGCCCTGTCCTGGTTTTAGTTCGTATGCCATAAATATCCTTTCAGTTGGCAAGTTTACAAATCCCCATAAAAGCATGGGAAAAATTAAAGTTTGTTTTCATCTAAACGGTGATCACCACACCAATCGGTCATGTAGACCACCGGGTAACCACCCATCGTCGGGGAATGGCGGCGGCAGCGGCCGACCTCATGTTGGCCAGGGTGAGACAAGTGATTGGTTGGCTCCTTCTTGACGAACCAAATGCAGGTCTTGCAGCGCATGCCACTTGAGCGATGCACCCAAGGATCAGCAGCCTTGTCAACACTTATGCGACGGCTGGCTTTCTCAGCCTCCATTTCGTCTATGGCCTTCTCGCGGTACAGGCCAGCTTGGTTTTGTTCAATCATGGGAAAGTCCTTTCAGGGAAAAAAGTTGGGAAAAATTGTGGGTGACCCCCGTATCGCTACGGTAGGGGGGAGGGGGGAAGGCATCGATTTCTACGCGCTCGTCAACAGGCGCGTTATCGCAAGCGTAGCGCTGGCGCATATAGGTTGAGGCCGGATTCCCAGGCACACGTCGCAGCATGCCCCTGGCTTGTACAAAATCCATACGTTCGTTTGAGCTTTGTACAGAACCGATTAAACGGCCTACAAGCGCTTGAAGCATTGAGTGGCTACCCATGTCTAGGTTGGCCTGCGATCGTGGCGTATGGATCGATTTAGGTGCCTTGGTGATGCCTTCGGTCATGTGGCATCCCGCTTCATCTGCATCAGTCCGTCAACCAGGTGCTGAGGCTTGGGTGTCAGTCCCTCGGCTTTGTAGACCGCCAGCAGCGTTGTCAGACCTTCATCGATCTCAGCTTCGGTCATTCCAAACTCAATCAATTTCACAATCGCTTCGTTGTTTAGAACACATCTTAGATCTTCTCTTTTATTTAAATCTAAGTTTAATTCTTTCTTAGGTTTAACCTTACTAAGTACTTCTCTATAGTTAATTTCTGAGTTAAGCACAACCTCCAGGTTGTTATCATCCACAACCTCCAGGTTGTTAATGGAGAGCTCATTTTTGTCATTGTTTACAGAGTTATCCACAGTCTTTTGCACAGGTTTTGTTGTTCCTGATGACCGCTTTGACTTGGCTTTTTGGATGTCTTCCTTCATCTTTTTGACCGTCCTGGTCTGTCCTGATGTGGGCATGGTTTTCTCCTGGTTAAGTGGTTTCTTAAGTGCCTTGCTGATGAGCCTGGCGATCCTGGCCTGGCCCTCTTTGTCGATCTCTTCTGCTTGCCTCCTTTGCTCCTCGATGATGGCCGGTGGCCTTGTGTCTTCCTTGTTGCTTGTCATGGTGATTGCATCCTCCGCTGTGATATCTGGGTCGAACACTACGCGCAGGGTGTCTGAGCGCTGTCCTCTGAATCCTCTGCGCACTATCTCCAAGTAGCCGTTGTCCTTGAGCTGCTTGTATTGCTTGGCCACTGCTTGCTGGGTGATGCCCAGGTCTTGAGCGATCCTGCCTTGGCTGACCCATGTGATGCCGGCACGGTTGCAATACGCGCACAGCGCTGCCAGTGCCTGGAGTGCACCGTGACTGAGCTTCTTGTCAAACACAGCTCTGAACGGGATCACGCAGACCTTGCGCTGGTCTGGCAGTGGTTCCTGTTCTTTGATCCTGGGCTTCTTTGGCAGCTCAAAGCCGATGGGTTCAGCCATTGCGTTCATTCTGGCGAACCCAGTGCATGTACGTCCTCACCAGCTGCTCTGAGCCAGCCCCGTAAGTCTTCTCTACTGCAGCCAAGTGCCGGTCGACGTTGGCCTTGTCTTTGGTCAACTCCCAAGTCGTCAGCAGCTCTCTGGCCACTGCCATGAGCAGGGTCGTCCTGTCTGGCTCCAGCGGGCCTTTGTGGCGGTAGTAGTGGGGTTTCCATGGCCGCTTCACTTCCTGGCTTTCTGGTAGCAAGCAGCGCAGACCCAGCGACGCATGCCCAGCACGCGCATGAGCTTGCCGCCGGTCTGTGGATTGACCTGGTTGCAAAGTGGGCATTGCCTTGTCATGCTGCAGCCTCCACGATTGGCCTGGCACGACGGTGCTTGATGGCCTCATACACAAACTTGATAGCCGACTCCAGCTCAGCCACTGTGCAGGCATCGAGCTGGGCATCGTGCACTTCCATGCCAGTGTTGATCGCCTGCAGCTCTGGCCCTGTAAACAGAAAACGACCTCTGGCCACACCACGCTTGGCCATGGTGTAGATGGCATCCTGGGCTGCCTTGACCTCGGCTGCGTACTGCTTGCCAAGATCCTGGTTGACAATGTGCAACGCCTCAGCCATGTTCATGGCCGCAATCAGCACGTCAACTTGCTGCTTGTCACCGTCGCCCTGCGTCACGTCTAAGAGCGCCTGGTGGTTCTTAATCTTCAACCCAATGGCCTCGCTGTGTGAGCTCATGGGCTTGAACCCGTTGATCACCCATGCCACTGGATCGGGCAGCAATGGGCGCGGTCTGTACTTGCTGCGCTTTCTCATCGCTTGCCCTTCATCTTGTCAACCCAGCAGACAGCGCAGTACCAACGCTGCGGACTGGTCTGCACTCCGCCCTCTGGTGGGCGCTTCTCTTCACAGCGGTGGCACAGCTTAAACGGCTGGCCGTTGACTCGGCTGCCGGTCAGGCTAACCTGGTGTTTTGCAAAACTCACTTCAATACCTCATGAACGTAAACCTCAATGCGAGGTTCAAAAGAATAGCTTTTTTCAATGACAAGCCTGATCACTTGCTTGTCGTCCTCATAAACCACGCCATTGAGCGCGTCCAGGACGGCCTTGGCCACGTTGTCCAGGTCTGGCTTGCCTGGTATCAGATCACCACTGAGCGCCAGCTGCTGCTTGCGCTTTGACCATGACACCGGGATGTTGTACAGCGCCACAATGCGCATGCTGATCGGGGTGTAGAGCATTTCAGCCAGGTTGCCCATGGCATACGTTGCCTGCTTGGCAATAAGCTGCTCATACGACAGCGTCTTGGCGTCGGTGTACATGCGCACAAACCCACCACGGCTGCTTGCTCTTGGCCTGCCCTTGCCTACCGGCTGACCAGGCACAACAAAGAAGATGGCCGCGCTCATAGCAGGCCAGCCTGGCGCATGTCCTGGACGAATGCCTGGACGTCAGGGCATGGGATGTCGCGCCAGCAGGCAGCATCACCCGTCATGAATAGCGCCTCTGTCAGCACGTCCTCGGGGATCGGCTGGCCATCCTTGGCCATGTCTAAGATCTTGGTGGCTTCCTGGTGGTTCATTGCTTGACTCCAGATAAGAACCGATCAAGGCGCGGTGTCAGCTGGCCATAGCGGGGCTGCAGCTGGTCACGCACGCACTGGTCGATCAATGATGAAATGCTGCGCCGTTGATCCTCAGCTGCCTTGTCAAGCAGCATGCGGGTCTCAGGTCGCAACCTGGTGAGAAAGGGTTTTAATGTGTTTTCCATGTGTAAAAGTATATCTCCACGCTATCACCTTGCACAGTAGTGTTGCAAATTTATTTGAACACTAGGGTAAGTCCCTATGTTTTGGGGATTGTTGACCGATATCGGATGTGTGCTAGAATTCTCACATGTTCAACGCGCAGATAAAGCGCAAAGGAGTTAAACATGACACCCAAAGCAAAATACTACGCACTTACTGCACAGATTGAAGCAGCCCATGGCTTTGGCTTCACAGACTCTTGTGTTGATGCTGAGAACTGTGGCCACAAAGACGACAACTCAGAAGAGTTTTGGTTGGCAATGCTCAATGCTCTTAATGATTCTGCCGGCATGCGTTTGAGCGAAGCTGGCATTGACCCTGCCACTGTTGGCATTCGTTATTGATAAGCAGTAGGAGCTAAACATGACCAAGTTTGTCGCATACTTCCGAGTCTCTACAGATCGCCAGGGCCAGTCAGGTCTTGGCCTGGATGCACAGCGCCAGGCTGTTGCGCAGCACGTCGGAGACCAGGAGCTGGTTGCTGAGTTCACAGAGGTCGAGTCTGGCCGCAAGACAGATCGTGTGCAGCTGGCTCAGGCCATGAGCCTTGCAAAGCGTACAAAGTCTGTCCTGGTGATCGCCAAACTTGATCGCCTGGCACGTAATGTCCACTTCATTTCCGGCCTGCTTGAGTCAGGCGTTCCATTCGTTTGCGCTGACATGCCAGAAGCTGATCGCACCTTCTTGCAAATGTCTGCTGTGTTTGCTGAGTGGGAAGCACGCAAGATCAGCGAGCGCACCAAGGCTGCCCTGGCACAAGCCAAGGCCCGTGGCACACGCTTGGGCTGCCCTACCCCTGCAGCTGGCAGCGCAGCTGGTGTGGCCAGCATCAAGACCAAGGCAGACGCATACGCTGCACGCATGTTGCCCATGGTGCGCGACATCCAGGCACGCATGGCCACTGCCACACTTCGAGACATTGCTGCCGAGCTCACAGCTCGCGGCATTGAGACCGCCAGGGGCGGCACTACCTGGCACGCAAGCCAGGTTTCCAACTTGCTCGCAAGAGCTTAACCAAGGAGAAAATCATGACGAAAGAAAAACTGATCGATGCAGCCTATGTGGTTGGCACGTTCCTGGTCTTCGGTGGCTGGGGTGTATTGCTGGCATGGAGGGGCTGATCATGAACACCAGATTTTTAAAGCACGTTCGCAGCATCTTTGCCACCTACGACGCACCGCCTGCAACAATCCGCTCGTATCAACGCCAGTGGGTCAAGTCGATCCGCAGGCTTGGCGATAACTGGCTGGTGGCCAAACAGATCCAGAGGATCCAATCATGAAGAGCGCCGGCCGCGACATCAAGCAGCGCCAGCTTGACATCTTTGAGCAGCGCGATCACCAGTTCTTGGAGCGCTGCCGTGCTCTGGCTGTAATGCTTTGCAAACAGAATGGCCAGGTGTCGATCAATGACATCAGGCAATTTATTGAAGTGCCGTCAGGCGTTCACCCTTCGGTGCTCGGGGCCGTATTCCGAACCAAACAATTCACGACGGTCGGCTACACAGAAGCCGTCCATCCTCAAGCGCATGCACGGGTTGTGCGTGTGTATTCACTGGCAGCCAATAAGGAGTAAACCATGGCCGGAAAATTAACAGACGACAAAGCAATGAGCGCCAGCCGCTTGCCAGGACTGATGGGGTTCAGCAAGTACAGCACGCCCAATGATGAGCTGCAGTTCAGCATCAATGCCATCGATGGCAAAGAGCGACCAGACATTGGCAACGAAGCCATGGGCTGGGGCAATACCTTGGAGCCGGTGATCCTGGAGCAGGCAGCCAAGCGCCTGGGCATCGAGAAGTTTGACACCCAGATCGACAAAGCATTCACGCATGAGGTCGTGCCGCTCAGCTGCAGCCTGGATGGCGTTGGCTTTGGCGTTGGCCAGGAGATCCACAACGATCCCGACAAGGGCATCTATGTGGTTGGCCAGGACAGCATCATCCTGGACGGCCCTGGCGTGCTCGAAGCAAAGCTGACCAAGACCATGCCAGAAGACGTGCCTCATTTGGCGCGTGGCCCGATCCAATTGCAGGGTCAAATGCTGGTCACTGGCCACAAGTGGGGCGCTGTGTGCGTGTTGTACCAGGGCATCGAGCTGCGCGTGTTCGTATTTGCTCCACACAAAGAGACTCAGGCTGCCATCGCCCGTGCTGTGCATGACTTCCAGGATAAGCTGGACAAGTACACAAAGACAGCTGAGATCGACTGGTATGCACCGGCCAGCAGCAAAGAGCTCGACCGCATCTACCCGCAAGCTGCCAGCAAGGAAGAGATCGAGCTCGATCGGTCTGTGCAAGACCTGGCACAGGCAATCGTAAATAACAAAGCTGCCATCAGGGCTGCAGAAGCTGGCATCGAGGAAGCTGAGAAGCAGATCAAAAAGAAGCTAGGCCAGGCTGAGCGTGGCCGCGCTGGACATTACGTCATCAGTTGGCCAATGCGTAACTACAAAGCTGCAGCCGAGCGCTTGGTTCCGGCCAAGCCTGCATACAGCATTCGGCAATCATCACTGACGATCAAGGAGGTCTCTTGAATTTACCGAAATATCCAGCCATTTTGCATGCGTATGAGCAGGCCGTCGTCGCCATGCTAAACGCAACAAACGCAACAGAAGATGAAGCCGAAGCGTTCGTCGACGCCATGGCTAATCTGATTTTTACCACCATGCAAACTTACGTCGAAGAGGAAAATGATGCAGCTCCAAACCACTAACCAAAGAGGCTTTGCCCCCACAACCATGGGCGAAGCAATGCAGTTCAGCGAAATGCTGGCCAGCTCAAGCATGGTTCCCAAAGCCTACCAGGGCAAGCCCAATGATGTCCTGGTCTGTGTGCAGTGGGGCTATGAAATGGGCCTAGCACCCATGCAGGCGCTTCAAAACATTGCAGTGATCAATGGCAAGCCCAGCGTGTACGGCGATGCCATGATGGCCCTGGTGCAGTCCAGCCCAGTGTGCGAGGACATCGAGGAATACTTCGAGGGCGAAGGCACAACCAACCCAGTGGCTGTGTGTGTGGCCAAGCGAAAGGGACGCAAGCCAGTGGTCACAAAGTTCTCTGTCGAAGATGCCAAGCGCGCTGGGCTGTGGGGCAAGGGTGGCCCGTGGACTGCATACCCCAAGCGCATGCTGCAAATGCGAGCTCGCGGCTTTGCCCTGCGCGACGCATTCCCTGACGTGCTCAAGGGCATGATCACCGCCGAGGAAGCCCAGGACTATCCAGACGAAGCAAAGCCGCTGCCGGTGGCCAAGCCTGCAAACCCGCTTGATCTGGTGGCCAAGCCAGTCGAGCTGCCAATGGCCGAGCCAATCGTCATCGAGCCAGAGATTGTCAACGCTGTGGATGAAGTGCTGCAGACGGTCAACGATCAGATCACCGACGCCGTGACCCAGGTAGAAGCGCCAGCTGCCATCGAGGAAGACGACACTGACGTTGACTTCGGCATCAGTACGGTCGGCTATGCGCTAATGGTTCCAGGCAAAGACTTGCCACACAGCGTGCACAACACGCTTGACGAATGGGCTGACGCATACGAAGAGCTGGCCGAGAAGACCGCCAAGGCAGGCAAGCGACCAGCACGCGAGCGCATGACGATCTTGAAGGAGCTCAAGGAGTGCAACCTGGAAACCATTGGCCGCATTGACACAATGAAACGTGTCAGGCACACGGCCAACTACCAGCGCCGGATCAATGCGCTGGGCGCTGCTCAGTGATCAGGACTTCAGAACCCTGATTGCCTTTTCAATGTGGTGGATTCGGTCATCCAGGCCGATGAAGCCACCATTGATTTTCTTTGTCAGGGTTTTGTAGTCGCCAGAGTCAGCGTATTGATTGAGCTTATGTGTCTGCCAAAACCAGCCAGCCGTCATGGATGCATACTTAGGCGTGCGCACCAGCTCAGGCTGCATGACAAAGTCTTCACCGAGCGCTTGGCCAGCGTGGTAGAAGTTGCTGTGACCGGTCAGCTGCAAAAATCCGGATCCCCGGAACCGCCAGCCATCCCCTGACGCTTCGTCCCTGTTGCCCATGCGGTTCGAGTAGATCCTGTTGGCAATACGCTGTGGCTGCTTCTCATACTCGGCAGCCGACTCAGGCGTGAAACCCCAAGCGCGCTTTGGATTTAATGGAAACAACTTCAGCAGCGTGGCAGCGCGGTAGTTCAAGTTCTCTTCCATGATCTTAAAGTTGCCACACTCATGGCCGCACTGGCCGATCCAGCATGCCTGTTGCACAACAGTGACCAGGCCAAAGCGCTCGAAGGTTTCGTTGAATACATCAGCCAGGTTGGGGTTGATATTCAGGCGATTGAGTTGATCACTGTTGACCATTGAGTAGGCTCCTCACTTCGTTGTAGGCTGCGACGCAGGCGTTGAGCTTGGTGATTGCTTTGTCGCCGTCGGCTGCGATGTCGATAAGAGCTTCAATAGTCTGTCGCTCAAGTTCGCTTGCATCGGTGTTGTTATTTCCTGGGGCAGGGGTGGGATCTGCGGAGGCTTGTGGACAACTTGGGGCTGGGAGGCGCAGCCGACCAGTCCGAGCAAGCTCATGCATAGCAGACTGCTTTTTCTTGACTTCATCTTGGGCCTTTCTGAGTTTGGTTTCCTGGTCTTGCAGCTTGTCTCCAAGCTCTTGCTCTTTTTTGCGAGACTCTTCATTCTTTTTGGCGATGGCCAGCTTCATGTCATTGTCGCGCTCGATCCAGCCGTAATGGTGGCCGACTCGGTATGTGCCAAACAGCGACACCAGGACACCGACGATCAGCCATGGCAGTGGTATTGGTAGCATCAGTCAGCCTCCTTGCGCGCAGCTGCGATCTCTTCGCGGTCTTCGTCCGGCTCCATGTGCTCTGGTGGTGTGGTTGGCGGTGGGCCTGGCGTCCAGGACTCATCGAGCTCTGGGTTTTTCCAGACCGGCATCGCACCAAACGGCTGGCTTGGCAGGCCATAAGCAGACTGCGGTGGTGCATAGCTTGAGCTGTGCTGCTGGCCATACTGCATGGGCTGACACATAGGCTGCATTGGTGGCTGCGGTGGCTGCATGCCAAAAGCCTTGGAGGCCGAGCCAACAGCGCGCTTGGTCATCACGCCACCGATGCCGCCAACAATCAGCAAAACAATGTCGTTCAGCATCTTGGTGTATGCCTGGTCAATGGGCGCCATTGACTTGATCGGCTGCGTGACAAAGGTCACAGAGTAGAGCAGGGCAATGACAATGAAGCAAAGGATCAGCGTGACGACGACGACAACGAAGCCCCAGATCCTGACTTCAAACTCGTCAGGGGTTAGCTTTGGTTTCTGCTGCTGGTTGGACATCGTTTACCTTCTTTTCAAGTATTGGTGCGACCAGGTATTCTGGGCACTGCTGTGTGAATAAACACTTCGGCTTCTGACACTCTTCGGCATGGAAGTGATCAGGGTTTTGGCACTTGTATCGGTAGCGATCCTCGCAGCCAGCCAGCAATAAAAGCAAAAGCAAATATTTCATAGTCCAATTTTCCCCAGCAGTAGCGCCACTATCTTGTCGGACAAGGAGTCAGGCAGGAAGCGAAGGAAGCCAAGGAACCACCAGGCAGCGCAGCCGTAGCAGAACACCTTGCAAAACAAATTGAATTGTTTTTGATATTCATTCATCGACCGCAGCGTTTAGTCGTTGCACAGAATTCCATCAACTCATTGACGCCGATACCAACGAGAAGTAGAACGAACGCTATCCCGCCAATTAACATAGCCATTTCCAACTGCTCTTGTTCCTGTTGCTTGAGTTTTTTTTCCTCAGCTTTTAATGCTGCCATCTCTTTGGCATCATCCCTGTCCATCTCAGCCTGGCGCGCTTTAATCTTCTGCCACACGTCAATTTTTCCAGTTTGCATGAAAAGCATTTTTAACTCCTCTTCAAATGCTCTGGCTTGCTCAAGTGCCATCTCAATCTGAAGGGCGGCCCCCATGTTGGAGCCCTTCTTCTCGCGCTTGGCCTGCAGCATGGCCTTGGTTGCTTGACTCTTTGCGTCAAACATTTTGCCGATCATTGGAGCCAGGCCGCCTATGTCATTGGCAACCTTGCTGGCCTTCTTGACCATGCTGATGGCTTTTTGCAATCCATCAAGAGCGCTGATTGGATCGATCATTTTCTATCTACCTTTTTCCATTCAATACAGTAGACCTTCCGGTTGTACACATCGCCAACCCAGACCCACTTGATACACCTGTATTCAATAGATACAGCCAGCAAAATTATTGAAAGCACCATACCAAAAGATATGTGCATGAAATCACAAAGCAAACGACACAGGCTGCAGCAATGAATGCTTCAGCCCAGTCGATCATAGTCCGAAGATCTTTTTCACAAACTCGGCAGCTACACCAGGGCCAAGCAGCACAGTAAGGATCGCGGCATAAAGCAAGTATTCAATCTTGGTCATGCGTCTGTCGCCATCCTTCAGAGAGTTGGCGATTGCGTTGTATCGCTCAGCACAAATTGCTTCATGCACAGCAAGCCTTTTGTCAACGTCTGCGTCCATCATTCACCTCAAGGAGCAACAGGCCAATCAATAGTCCAAGGGAAGCCAGACTGGCCAGTCACATCACGCAAAGCCTGGCGATAAGTGGCCCAGGCTGGATCTAATGTTGTTGAAGTCTCAGCAGCCTTGATGACGCGCCAGTCGCACTCGGCCAACTTGCTGTCGCGTGTGGCACGCACAGACTTGGCTTGCTCGGCATCTTTGGTGGCTTTGTATGAAGCCTCATTCTCGGCAGCAGTCCTGGCTGGCTCTGTCTCAGTGGCAGCTGTATCTGCGAACACTGGGCCTAAGATGTACTTTGTGTACCACTTACCATTTACTTGCTCAACACCAGAGGCTTGAGAGTATTGGTAAACAGTACCGCCTGTTGCTTGTGGGCCTTCAAAGACTACGTCAGCACCAAGCTCATTGATGAGAGCCTCTGACAGTTGTTGTGGCATTGAAGTGTTTGGGAATATTGCACGAAATTCACCTTCGTACATTACTGCTCCTGTTTCTCTGATTCTGATTTGCATGATTATTTTCCCAATGTAATGTTCAAGCAATTGCTAAAAAGATGAATGTTCCACCACTTGCATTGATGGCTGCTGGCGCTGTTGAGCTAATCTCAAACCCTGCGCTGTATGTGTCAATGTAGTCAGTAGATGTTACTTCAGCGGCTGTGCTGTTCAAGAGCAAGTAAGGGTCATTGCCACTCACAATACCTCGTGCTGAGTCCCATACATATGGGTCACCACCATCGTTTACACCTGTTCGTCTAATTAAAACAAATCTTGCACCAGTAGTAAATCCACAGTTAATTTGAAGTGTTGTTCCTGTACCAGTATATGAGCCTACTTTTGAAACGCCAGCGCAAGTAGCAAATAAATAGGCAACGTAAGTCTGACCAGAGCCATTTACAGCACCTGAACCATCAACACTAAAAACAGTCGTAGTTGGAGAAGTTGAGTTCCAAAACGAAACTTCACTTGCTGCTCCATTACCATTTAAATTGACAGAAAATTCGTTCCCCATTGCTGAATGATAAACAGGCCAGTTTGCAACATTTGACCTACTCTTTACAATCATCATCTCTGGCGCTACGCCTAAGTTATGCGTCACAGTCCTTGCACTTCCAGTCCCTGTATAGCAAACCTCATCAAAGAAGCTAGGGGCACGTTTGAAGTTCCAATAAATTGCATCGACATCATTGAAGTTTGCAGGAGTGAAATAGCCTGTGCTTCCCCAATTCCTTGTTCTGTTTGTCGCACTAGCCTCAGCCGCAGTTGAAACTGAAGTTAAAAATGGCGATGCGTCTGTGACATTGGTTGTGTTTACCCGACGAAGCCTGTCATAGAAGAAAGTATCTTGACCACTTGCTTTGTTTCTTGCAATCTGTAAATCCACAGGAAAGTTTGTGGTGTTCTGTGTACCTGTTGAGTTGTTAACATTGATAGGACTAAATACACTTGTTCCAGTCGTAGGCACTTTCATCGGGCCTCTACGAATGGCTATGTAGATGTAGGGGTCACCGCCTTGTATAACATTATCTTTAATAATAAAACCTGTTGATGTGAAGTCAATAAGATTTGCTCCAGCATCTGCTTCAGCAGTTGCAAGGTTTGCAGAAATAATTTTGTCACCTGTGGTTGTTCCTGTTGAAACACCACGCATATTGTCAGCAATACGCCAGTTACCAGAACCTCCTGCTTGAGCTTGCTTAAACATTACCCATTGAGGCTCATAGCCAAGATTGACAACAGCATCTACACCACCGCCAACAGCCATTGACCCACACGAAATCACATTGTCTGTACCAGTCAGACCAAAGCCTCCTGCGTTGTGGGCAAATAGGTAGGCGACATAGGTGTTGTTATCAATCAACAATGATGCGTTAACTGTTACTGATGTGCTTGTTACAGAAAATGAACCAGTAAGAGGGTCTTGTGCGGCTGTAGTGTTAAGCCTTAAAAATGCGTTATTACCAACAGAACGATGGTAAACAACCCATCCATCTGCTGATTGAGTGTTCTTCAAAATAATGCAACCAGCCGCAACACCAAGGTTGTGATTAAATGTTGTATCTCCTGCTGATGAAGAAGTAAAAGTCACAACATCAAAGAACTTTGGTTGCTTGCGGAATGTCCATGAAACATAGTTTTGAAACGCATGGTTAGCAATTCGGTGCGAAGTATTTCCACCAGCATTTTGAACAGTAAATCCAGTTGTATTAAATGCTGAAATATAGTCAGCATCAGTCCACCCCAAATTTTCTGCGAGGGTTGAATTACTTTGAATTGCTTTATTTACAGACCCACTTGTTCCAACACCTCTGGCTGTGTCCCATATTCCATGTTCTCCAATAGGCGAAGTTGAATTATCAGTTTGTTGTCTTGCTTTAATCCAAACCATTCCACCTTTAGTGGATAAATCAACACCATTGGTAATAGTTTGTGTGCCACTATCTCCTGTGTAGAGGTATGTGCTGAACACATCCTCGATGTAGTTGGCATCGTTACTTACCTGAGAGTTTTGTGAACTAAACATTAGTTATTCCTTACAGGTAGTTTTGACCAGCATTGCTTCCCCACCAATAAGTGCCATCACCTACAAAGACAAACTTATCACCTTTAGAGGCTGTAGATGTAATTGTAGGAGCTGTGCTTGCAGGCCACTTAACTGAACTAGGCCATGTAACTGTGCGTGAACCTGTACCATCTTGCTTCAAAAGCATTGTGAAACCCTTACCTGCTGTAGCAGTAGGGAACGTAAAGGTGCAGTTACCAGTCAATGTCAGAATCTGCAATGAACCATTAGCCAAGTCAACTGTATAAGCTGTAGAAGTGTTAGCAGTTACAGTTTCTTCTGTGTAGCCGTTAGTGAATGTACCAGCTTCAACAGTTTTGTTTGTCAGGGTCTGAGTGTCTGTCGTACCAACAACAGTACCTGATGGGGCAGTTTTTGTAGCCCATGTATCAAGGTCAGCGTCCCATGCTTGTACGTTAGTGCCGATTGCCAAACCTAAGTTAGTCCTGGCTGTTGAAGCGCTGGCCACGTCAGACAGATTATTGGCTGATGCCAGGTAACCAGAGCCAGACACATAAGCAGCCACCCAGGCGCTGCCGGTATACAGCTTCATTGCACCGTCAGTGCTGTTGAAATACAAAGCGCCAGCAACCAAAGCATTGCCGTCATTGTCAACGCTAGGATCGCTTGTCTTTGCTCCCAGGTAGCGGTCATCAAAACTGTCATACGCAGCCAGTGTTGCATCGCGTGCAGCTTCTGCAGCAGTCTGTGCTGATGCTGCGCTTGTTGCACTACCAGATGCAGCGGTAGCTGAGTTGGATGCATTGGTCGCCTGTGTGGCTGCCGTCGATGCACTTCCAGAAGCAGCTGTGGCCGAGTTAGATGCATTAGTTGCAGACGTAGCAGCATTGGTTGCAGACGTACTTGCAGCCGAAGCTGAACTGCTGGCATTGCTTGCCGATGTGCTGGCAGCGCTGGCGCTGTTGCTTGCGTTTGTTGCGCTTGTCGCAGCTGCTGTTGCGCTGTTGCCTGCATTGGTTGCAGCTGTGCTGGCCGTGCTGGCTGAGCTCGATGCTGAGCTGGCTGAGTTGGCAGCACTGGTGGCCGATGTCGACGCGTTGCTGGCTGATGTACTTGCAGCGCTTGCTGAGCTGGAGGCCGCTGATGCTGAGCTGGACGCAGAAGATGCGCTAGACGCTGCAGCCGTTGCAGAATCAGCTGCATCACTTGCAGACTCAGCTGCTGCAGCCGCATCCACCAATAAAGTCCATTTTGCCGAGTCAGTGTTTGTGTTGATTGGCTGCGAGCCAGTTGATGTGTGCTGAGTAATACACTGCCAAATGTTGCTATTGGTTGTGTCTTTGACAATGTCGCGGACATAGTACAGTGTGCCGCTTGCCCAGTTGCCGCGGTTTGTGCCAAGCGTGTCAGCAATGGCAGGGTTGCCGTCAGCATCAAAGCCAAGCGCTTTGTTGGCACGCAGGCTGGCGCGTGGAAGCGTCATGTTGATTGTGGTTGGATCAGTCTGTGGCGCGCTCAATGCACGCTGCAAACCCTCGGCATTTTGCTGCGCGAAGATTGTCTGCTGATCCATTTCATCGTTGACCGTGTTGGCAAAGAAGTCGCCACCAGTCACAAAGTCTGTCGTGCGCTGAATGGTGCGATTGCCAACAATGGCGATCTGCGTTGCACCAGTTGGCGATGCCACCAGGGTGATCGAGCCAGTGCCGTTTGAGGCAATGGTCACCGAGTAGTCGGTGGTCAGCGTCAGCAGCGTGTCGTCACGGTAGACGGCAATGTCGGTGTTTGCCAGAATCTCAAAGGTGAACGCATAGGGGCCAGTGCCACTGGCCGCATACACGACGCGACGGGTTACGTTGGAAATTGGGACGCCCATGATTCGATCCTTCCTGGTGGAAATTGTACGGTTTTCTTACGGTTTGTAATAGAGGCCATTGGCCTTGCGAAGCTCTTGCAGCTCAGCGATCCGAGCCTGCAGCGCAGGGTCTTCTTGCTTGAGCTGGCTTTGTGCTGCCTGCATATATTTACTATGCACAGACTGCACGGTCTTTTGCTGGTCATCCAGTGACAACAAGGTAAACCCTGGTGACAGCATGACATCCATGATGCCCTGCTTCGATGGCAGCTCCTTGCCGTAGATTGTCAGCAAGCGGTTGTACTGCTCAGCTGTCATTTCAACGCCATCGACCTTTTTGTCTGGCATACCGACTGGTGAACCAATGCGCACCAGGGCGTCGTCAACCAGGCTGAATTGTGCAGGGCTGACACGGGTTGGCAGCACGAGCTCCATGGGATTGCCACGCGAAGTCAGGACTGGGTCACCCCAAAGATTGAGCGCCTCTGGCAGATCTGAATTGAAGTAAGGCAGGCGTGACTTGTACTTGTTGAATGCCTCGACAAAGCCGCGCACACCCATGGGCAGCTCGGGGTCTGCGCGTGTGTCTTTCCTGGTTGGGTCTGACAAGCGAGCAATGCCAGCCACCAATGAGCTGTAAGCGCCAGCTGGTGAGCCGCCGATGGCAAATCCACCAAACTGCTTGACCAGGCCGTCGACAATCTTCTTGCCGTCAACAGCGCCCTGCTGGTTTGTGCCAATCAGCTTGGCCACATCAGCCACACCCTGCAAATAGGGCTGCTCTTTGAGGTACTCATACAGGCCATAGGTAGCGCCCAGGAAAACCTCCTCCACCTTGCTGGCGTCTGGCTCATGCTTGGCATATTCAGCATAGTCGGCAGCAATGGCCATCAATGCTGAGACCGGCTCCATGCCGTTGTAGCTGTAGTATGCGTCGCCGACCTTGATTGAGTAAGGCATCCAGCCGTCGCGCATTAAAGCCTCACGGTCTGCTTTGCGCTCTGGGCCACGGCCGGTGATGTTGCCCTCGGCTGACAGTGCAGCAAACGTGGCCAGCAAGGCTGAACCCAGGGTGACCTTGGCCAAAGCCATGTCGCGGTAGATGCCGCCCTTGGCAACCTCTTCACGCCACATCGAGGACAGCGGTGCAAACGGTGTGCGCTCGACCAGCTGAATGCCGATGTTGGCAGGCGTCTTGAAAAATGGCACGACAACCTTGAGCGCCGGGTGATTGAACACCTCTTGCAAGTTTTTCAATGCTGGTGGCAGCTCAGAAGTAAACGTGCCTTTTTGGGCATAGGCCATGGCTGCTTCATCCAGGTCGCGGGGTGGCGACTGGAATAGGCTCTCGATTTCAAGCGAAGCCTTGGCCATTGCGTCAGTCTCTGACAAGCCAGCGTCGACACCTTCACGGTAGACGGTCTTGCCACGGCGAGTGATCAGAGTATTCAGCTCCATGCGGTAGAGCACACCCTTGAAAAACTCATCCTCGGTCATTAATGCGCGGCCAGGAATAGTGACGGCCGTGCCGTAGAAGTCTAAAGCCTTGGCCATCCATGTGTCTTGCTCAAGACCAAACGCGCCTGAGCTGATCGATGGAGTCATGTTGCCACGCTGCATTTCGAGCTTGGTCATCAAGTCGCTGGGAGCGTTGTTCTTCCAGGCAGTGCTGGCCAGCTGCATGCCTTCGACAATGCCATTGCGCAGCGACTGCACCATGGTCAAAGCCTCATCCATGCCGACCTTCTCAGCCTCAGATCCTGGCACAAGCGACTTCCAGCTGCGCACGCCGGTTGGCAGCACGTTGCCGTACATGGCCGCGACCATACGCTCTGGGATCTGATACAGGCCAAACAGGCTGTTTGACACCACGTTCTTTGCGTGTGACACAGGCGAAGACAGCAGGCCGTTGATGTAGGTTGTAAACCAAACATCTTTTACGCCAGACATCATCGACTTCTCGATCATTGCATTCTGAGCAGCGCGTGACTCCAGGGACAAATAGCTGCGCGCCATGTCCTGCAAAGCAGCATCGCCGCCAAACTCTTCAAGCACCTGGCGAATGACATCAGCGCTGCCGTCGCGTGGAATGCGGAACACTGCCAGGGCTCGGGCTGTCTCAGTCTGAATACCCTTCACGCCCTTTTGGATCAAGCCATGGAAAGCCACTTGCTGGCGAAGCATGAGCTTGTCAGCGTCGGTGGCCATGCCAGAGTTGACCAGCTTGAACAACTTGTCGAGCTCGTTGGCACTGGTCTCCAAAACCTCCAGGGCTTTGTAAGTCTCGACAGCGTTGGCCATCATCCGGCCATCGCTACCGATCAGGCGCGTCAGAAATGACTCACCAATGCCAGACTCAGCGGCCTTGGCTTTAATCTCATCAAACGTCACAGCCTTTGTCTTGATGTTCAAGGCGTCGGCCACACCGGCCACAATGCCAGCGGCGTCGTGGTTTTGGTATTGAGACAGATTGAACGGCTCGACTTTGACACCGGCAGCCAGCTCTTCTGTGGTCGGGCTTGGTTTGCCAACCAAAGCGCCCTGAGCCTGGCGACGGCTCACAGCCTGGCCGACAGTTTCTGTCATTGCCGGGCTGGCTTCGGGGATGACTTTAAAGCGGCCAGCTTTTGCCGCATCAGACAGCTCTGTGTCCAGGATCTTGCCAGGCACAAGCTGACGCTCAGCCTTGGCGGCCTGGCGTGTGATCAGTTGGCGAATGGCTGCATCAGCTGGGCCAGCGACCTGGATGCCTTCAGACATGCTAGGCGTGCCAGGCTGGTCTGTGACAGTTTCAGCGACTGGGGCTGCCGCTGCTTCAGCAGGCATTGGCTCAAGTTTGGTTGGATCTGCTGGCGCTGCAGCTGGTGCAGCTGCTGGCAAGATGCTGTTGAGGCGTTGATCAAGGGGTTGAACGGCCATTATTTCTTCTCCTTGTCCTGCATTGTCGCAGATCCTAATGGAACTGCTGGCATCGTCGCAAACATTTCCTTGCCAAACTTATCGAACAGACCTTTGCGCTCCTCTGGGGTTGAATATTCGTGGATGTCGGTAATGCCAGCCTTGCTGAGAACTTCACGCGCAGCCTGTGGCGTGTCTTTGGGAATGATCGCTCCCTTGAACTCTTCAAGTGACACAGCACGCTGCGGCTTCAGCTCAAAGTATTCGGTCGGCAGAGTCTTCAGCTTCTGAATGAACAGGCCAATGTCTGCCTTGAGCTCGGGTGGTACGTCATACTCACGGTCAAGAGAATTGACGTTTCTTGTCTGCACAACCTCAAGCATCGCATCGCCAGCGTCATACTTCGGATTGACCTTGAACAGTCGGTCAAGCAGCGACTCATAGGCTTGGCGCGTCTGGTCTTTGACTGACTCCATTGATTTGCTGTCAATGATCTGGTCGCGTGAAGCCTTAATCTGGCTGAACGTTTTGAACTTGGGCGTGGCTGATGCGCGAAGGCTTGAAACGCCATAGTTCCAGCCCTCTTCGTTCGCGCCGCCCTTCATCTCTTTAACCAGGTTGGTCAAGTTGACTTCTGCATAACGGCGATTGCCGCTGTAAGTGTAACCCTTGAAGATTCGCTCCTTGACGTTCACGCCCTTGGAAGCAAGCGAGTCGTCAAACTTGGCCAGCCAGTCGGTGAACTCCGAGTTGTTGTCATTCACGCGCTTCTGCACCTCGCTTTCAAACTTCCATGACTCATCAAAGTCAGCTCGGTTTGGCAGAGTGCCGCGCTCATTCAGGAACTTGGCCCTCAAGATGTCTGAGTACTTACGGTCATTCCAGTCGTTCAACAGGCGATCAACTTTGTAGTCGCCGCCAGGAATCTTCTCAGCCACATCACTGAGAAGGCTCTTGAGCGTTTTCTCGCTCTTGCTGTCAATTTGGTAGTCGATTGTCGGGAAGCGCTTTGTGTATGCGTCAGACGCGAAGACAGGATTCTTGGCAGACGGGGTAGCCATCTCCTTGGATGCAATCAGCGTGATCTCACCAAAGCCCTCAAGTGGTGTGCCGACCTTTGAGATAGCAAGCGATGGCACGGGTAGACCACCCAGTTTGTCAGCCTTTAGCAAGTTGCTGGCAGTCAGATTGTGTTGAACAATAAGCTCATCACCTGGCTTAACTCCAGGCACTCGCTCAACAGCAAGCTGTGGCGCTTGCTCAACAATGCCAAGACCACGCACAGGCATGCCGGTTTTTTCCAGCGCGTTGATTGTCATTTCGGCTGCTTTGGGTGCCAGCGCTTTGCCAGCTGCCATGACAGACTTTGCAACCGGTACGGCATTGAACGCCACATCCATGGCGGCCAATGATGCGTCTTCAGTCATTTGTCTGGCAAAACCAGTGCCACGGGTCAGCGACTGGCCTGTGCCAGCCTGCTGTAAAGCCATCGGCGTGCCTTGCCATTGCGCCTCTCCAAGCACGCTGCGCGTTCCTTCTTTGGCTGTGCCCACAAACGGCACAAAATCAGCCAGGCTGATTTTTCCAAGGACGGGCACATCTACCTGGCCAAGGCTATCAAGAAAGCGACCTGCCTGCTCTAAGCCAATGCCAGCGTTTTGCATGGCTTTTTCAAACGTAGACTGCTCAATGGCTTTGATCGTGTCTGGATAACGGCCACTGTATGCTTGCTGGGGTAAACCCCTAGAACCAACTTCGGCAACCAGGATGTCGCCAGGTCGTTGACCAGGAGCCATGGCTTGCTGTGGTTCCGCAGCTGGTGCAGGCGCAGTCTCGACCGGCTCTGTAGGAAACTGGATCGCTGTCAATGCTGACAAGTATTTATTTTCGACCGGGCTGTAAGCCATTATGGATTCCCTTCTGCCTGGTCGAGCAGGCGTTTGACTTGTGTGATCTCAGCAGGCTTGAGCTTCTTGCTGTTTTCCAATGCTGGCAATGTGTCACGGGTAATCGGGCCACCGGCCTTTTTCTCCCAGACTGTGGTCAGCGCATTGCGTGCAGCCTTGGCCTGCTCAGTGTTGCGATTCTCTTCGAGCTTGACCTCAAGCTGCTGCAGCACCATGCGTGGCGTCAGGACTTTACCTTCAGCAGCAGCTGTTGCCTGCACTTGCTGGGCGTCAGAACGTAGACGCTGCAAGCGTGCAAACTCAGTGCCCTTGGGATCTAGCACAGTCACAGATCCTGGCATGGTAGGAATGCCAGCCAGCTTGGCCAAGCCACGATCAAGATCAGCCTGGTCGCGGCGGTCTTCTGAATTCAGCAGCTTCAATGCGCCAACAGCTTGCTTGCCATTGATGCCCTTGCCAACCATGCCCCAGATCTGGTCAGGTCTGTTGATCGTGCCGTTGTAGATGCCATTGAGCAAATTAAACTCGACAGCTGGGTTGCCTTCTTTGTTGGGCTCAAGCAAGTCCTTGAGTGTGCCAATAGGCACAGCACCAGCAGGCAAAGCAATCAGCTCGTTGACCAGCTGGCGGCGCTTGGCGTTGCCCTCTGGCAGCGGGAAGATCTGCTCCAGCAAGTCAACAGCCTTTTGCTCGTTGACACGTTTATCGGCTGCAATCTTCTGATTGATCGCTGTATTGCGCGCATTCACGGCCACCATGTAGTTGGCAGACACCTTCTCAATTGAGCCGTAGTCTGTCACCAGCATGCCTTTGACCAGGTCGCTCATGCGGCCAACATTGCCAGCCTGGATATTTTTGAGCGTGGCTTCTGGGTCTGCCATTGACTTTTCATCAGTCAACAAATACTTGGTCACAGCATTGATCTTGGCTCCCTTGAGCGCCGTTTCAAACTTGTCGCTGTATTGCTTTTGCACCTGGACATCGCCAAGCAACAGGGCGCTGGTGGTAATTGTCTGGCGATACACGTCAGCCAGCTCCTCGATACTGCGCTTTTGCTGGGTAGTTGGGTCAACCCAAAATCCTTGCGACACGGCAGCCTCAAGCAAGCGCGTGCTGTTGTCAAAGTCAGCGTCAAACTTGGCCAGGCGCTGGGCCTTCTCGCGCTTCATTTCAAACTCGGCTGCCTTGGCCAACACGGTGTTGCCCATGGTGGCGCTGGTAGCTCTAAACTTGAGCGATGCCTCTGGATCAACTTGTGCCAGGCTGCGGCTAAAGCCATCCATCATCGATGTCAGCTTGTTTTGCACTTGCTCTGTGGTTGCCTTGCCAGCCTCGACAGCTGTAAGCATGCCGGTCATTTGGCTGCGAGCCTCCATTTCAAATGTGCTTGACAGCTCAAACGAACGCGCCTTGCGCACCGCCTGGTCAAACACATTGAGAGCGCCGCCCTGTGTCAGTGACTGGACATTGCCGGTCTTTGCTGCCTGCAGCTGCTCATCAGTCAACGGGTTGTCGGCAGCGTACTGCAAACCCGCCTCTGTGGCCGCCGTCTTGGCAATGCCAAACAGCTGATTGGTCAGACGATCCAAGGTTTGCGCAACATTGCTTTGATATTGAGCGCCAGCCTTCAAGCCGACATAGTCAACTTGCGGAGCGTTTACTGTCGGCAGCACAGCACCAGGAATGCCTGCTGCCTCGACTCGGCCTGATTGGAGAAGTGGGAGGTCTGCCATGTTTTAAGGTGTGAATGGGTTGCGAACAGTCTGAGCGAAGTTCAGACCACCTTGCAGCAATGTAGCGCCAGACAGCAAGCCGCCACTGTCCACAGCAAATTTGCCAGCCAAACGCAGCTGATTGGCCTGAGCTTCTGCAGCGCCCATTGTCAGATCCGCTTGTTCTTTTGCAGCCAAGATCATTGCACCAGCGTCCTCGAATCCCAAGATCCTGGCGGTCAGCGCATTGAGGTCAGACATGCCGACGTCGCGGTAAACAGCCCCTACGTTGGCAGCCTGGATGCTGGCAGCAGATCCTTCGTTGTACACAATGCCATTGGCCGCAGCACGCGCACGCACAGCAGCGTTGGTGCGTTCCATGCCTCGCAGCAATGAGTTGCCCTGGATCGTGTAGTTCAGTGCCTGGCGCTCGGCTGACAGCAGCTTGCGGCCAGCCTGGATCGCTGCATATTTTTGATCTTGGTCTGTGCGAATCTGTGCCAGGCGCAACGTGTCCAGGGCCTGCACTTCGTACAACCCTTGCTGGTAGATGGCCGCAGTCTTTTGAGCGCCTGCTTGTGTGATGGCTGTGGCCAATCCCAAGTAAGGGGCTGCAGAATTGATGCCGGTCTGCAATGCGTTAAAGCCAGCGCCTGCATAGTCGCCAGCTGTTGTCAAGAATTTACTACCAGCGCTAATGATGCTGGCCCAGTCGAAATTGCTCGATGTGTCTAGGCCAGAAAATACGCTGTAGTCAAAGCTGCCAATCTTATAGTCATATGGATTGGTAAATGCGTATGCAGAAGCATCAATGCCGGACAGCGAGGCTGTAGAGCCAAAGCCGCTGGCCAGGTCATAAGTCACGTTGGATGTGCCAATGGTATTGAACCCAGACCCGGTGCTGCCAGAAAAATCAAAACTGTAATCTAAGATGGTCATCATGTACCTCCAGTCACCGCGATCTTGTATTCAATGCCCAGCAGGGTCATCTTCAGCGGCAAGCTCTGTGAAATCTCTACGCTTGCGTCGCGGCTATATCCAAGCACACCATTGACGCGCTTGCTTCCGGTGTATGTTGGCTCTGGGTCATCAAGCAGCGGATTGTCAAACGTGCGGAATGGCACAGGGTTCTCATTGATTTCAAGATGCTGCGTATTGTCCACCAATGCGGTGATCTCGACAATGCGCTTTTTGAAGCCAATGCGTGTGCCAGTCTGCAGCTTAATTTCGACCGGCATTGTCTTGGCATACACAGTGAACGGCAGACCAACCTCATAGCTGGTTGTTGACTCGCGGTCAAACGTCACAGCGCCACTGCCGTTGACGGTCTCATTGCCCTGCGGCACGCCATCGCAAATGACGTTCAGTGACTTGCCAATGTGAGGCAGACTTGTCGCACCACTTGCAGATCCACCAACAAACGCGCAGTCAGTGAAGTTGTCAAAGTTAAAGAGCTCGACAAAGTATTTGTCAACGCTGTTGAATGTACGCTTCACAACCGCATAGATGTCGGTCACATCGATGCTGACATCCTTGAATAAACCGTCAGTGACAAACTCAGACGGCGCTGTGATCTGCTGTGATCGCATAATGCTGAATGCAGCGATTGTGCCGTCAGTGTCGTTGACCATCAAAAGCAGATCACCCTCATCCGTACTGTTGGCGCGACGCAAAGCCATCCTGGTCGGAGCTTTGAGCAAGTGGCCAGACAGCAATGAAATGCGCTGAGTCACATACGTCAGCTGCGTGTCAGAGAATAAGAACTCATTGATTGACTTGCCCTGGCGCTGAATGTACACAGTACCAGACTCAAGCGATTGCACGCGAGTGCCAGGCTTTGTGCCATTGCGACTCACGCCCTTGAATGTAAATGTCAGCGGGGTGATTGGGTCAGTGCCAGACTGAGGCACATAGAACTCAGAGCCGGTCGTGAACACTTGCAAGTCACGGCCAGAGATCATGTCAACGATCACATTCAATGAACTGGTGTCCAGCGTCGCTTCTACTGCGTCGTCGTCAAATGACTCGGTTGGCATGAACTCATCAAAGATGCCGATCTTGGAGCCCCAGATTGTGGAGGGCCGAGACTTTGAGCCGCCAAAATACAGACGGCCCTCATGGAATGTCACAGTGCGTGGCCAGCCCTTACCGCTGCTCCAAACGTCCTCATAACCTGATTCAAGCTCCCAACTGCCCTGAGCAATGTTGCTGGTGTCAAAGAATGGATATTCAGTGACAGCCTTCACAGAGTTGTTTGAGACAAACTGAATGATCCTGGCACGTCCCTGCGGGTATGCATTGATGTATTGGCCAACGTCTGCAGAAGTAAAGAAGCTGTTTTGCGAGGTCAATGTTACGTTGCCAGACACAGCGCTTGGTGTCAGGTGGCCAACAGCTGGTGTTGTTACAGTCAATGTGAACGCATGTTTTGGAATGCTTGAAAAGCTGTAGGTGCTGATTGTCCAGTCTGCATTTGTAGCGCCACGCACCAACTTCACAGGGGCCAAGTCTGGGTGAACCAAAAACATGGTGTCAGCAGACTGCGTCCAGTTTAGCTGGCCAAGCATCGCGCTTGTAATGCTGGTCGTCAGGTATGCATTTGCACTGCCATTGATTGCCGTGATCTGCACGCCGTCTTTGAAGACATACATGCGATTATTTGTGAAGCACAGCATGTAGCTGTCGTCGACGTTAAATTCAAATGGAACCAGGCGAACGCCATTGGCTGCAGCGCTTGGCAGCTCAGCAATGTGCTTTAGACCAGGACGACGACGCATGCCGCCCTGTGGCTGGATCAAGACGTTTGTCGCTTTGGCCAGCGCATTGTTGTACTGAGCCAGGTCAATACGCGCACGCAGCAGTGGGTCAAGCTCACCAGTGCTGAAGTTTGATTGGATGTCGACAAAGCGTGGCATTAGCCCCTCACTGCGATAAGGCTGAAGTCTTCAATCACACGGGTTGGTGTGCCCTGGCCATCAATGTTCATGGCTGTGCGCATGTAGCCACCACGGCCATTCTCTGATGGGCCGCCAACGGCAACGCTTTGCCAGTATCCGGCGCGGTCGCTTTGCTCTGTGATCGGCATTGCCAAGTGCCAGGCCATCATGTATTTGAGCAGCTGCACAAAGTATTGTGGCATTGCAAACTCGCCAAGGCTGTACTGGTAGTCAAGGTAAACAGCTGGCAAGTTTGTCAACAGCTTGTCGCCCTGGATCTCCCAGTCTTTGGTTGGGTATGCGTTTTGTGCTGCGCTTGGATAAGCTGCACGCACAGTGCCGAGTCGGTCGCCTGGCAGCTGGTATTCGTAGCGCCAGACAGAATTAGGGGTTGTGATCAGCCGCGCAAGCTGAACCTTTTTTGTGTTGAATGTCCATGGGTATGTGGTCAACACTGAGTCACGAATGTCAGGGTATAGGCGGTCACAAACACTGGCCGCATCAGTACCGTCATTAAATGACGTGATGGATTTTGCACCCAGCATCAGCAGGGCATCGGAACAAATTGAAACGCCAGTATCGCCAGCAGCCATGATCACCTCTCAATGTGAGAAGGGCCAACCTCCGAGAATCCCCAGAAGTTGGCCCACTTTGCTCAAACCGCGATGTTTAATCGCCGTCTGTGTTGGCCAAAGTTGTACCGTCGTTCACGTCAACAACGCCAGAAGCGTTGGACAGAACGTAGACCAAAGTTGCCACAGCTGTGGTGCCAGTGCTGGTCACACAGTAAATCAAGTCGCCGACTTCCAACATAGAAGACAGTGAGTTGAAATAACCTTCAGTATTGACTGTAGCAATGCTGTCGGTTGTTTTGTATGCGTAGATGCCAGGGGCATTGCCACGCTTAGAGGCTGCAATAACAGCCAAGCCAGTTGCGGAATAAGCCATGATTCAAGCTCCTTTTAAGATCAAGATTCGCGGCAAGTGAGTTGAACGATGCCTTCAGCGTCGATGGCGATGGCGCCAGCGCTGAACACTTCGTTAACCAACCAGCTGGTCTTCTCGGGGATGTAGTTGATCTCAGTGCGCATGCCGATGCCTTCGCCGTAGCCGATGGCTGCGGAGTGGAAAGCGTAGCAAGTACGATCTGAAGAGCCGTCGATGGGCAAGCCACCTTCAGTGCGATCACCCAATGTGTGGAATGTGAAGCCCAAGAAGGTGTTGATCTCGCCTTGAACCAAAGCCTTGACTGTGTTGAAGTCAGAGCTGGTCACGGCTGTCTCGCCCAAGAGGCTGTCCAAACCATTTGCGTGGATGATGATGTGACGGCCGTCTGCAGGAACGTTGTTCTTGTCGAGCAACTTCTTTGCATTGCGCAGCTTGGCCACGTTCAAGTTGGTATCAGCACCACCGATGTCGTTGCCGACAGTCAATGATGTGCCAGAGGCTGCGAGTGCATCCAAGATCAACTGATCTTGACGGCGGCCCATAGCGGCGGCAACTACTTGAACCAACTCTTGACGCTCGTCAAAGTTGACTTTGGCCTGGCTGAAGATGTCGCTGTATTCAGCGGCGTTCCAGTCAGACAATGTCAAAGTGACAGAGCTGAAGCCCACGTTCAATGGGGTTACATCGGTTTGACCAATGCGGGGGGTTGCGACGCCCTTACCGACTTTTGGGAACTTGACGGTTGAGCCTTCGACTCCACGGCGCTGACGTACGGCAGGAACCAGCATTGCCTTACCTTGGTAGGCTTGCTTGACCTCAGCGTCGAAGAGAGTCACAAAGGCATTGCTTAATGAAATGCTCATGATATTTTCCTCGGTTGTTGAAAAAACGGTTTGGTTCTCGCGCCGGTTATCCAGTTACCTGGGCCGAATGCTTGCTGTTTACGTCAGCCAATCGTCAGCATCCGCTGCGGTAAGGGTCGCTACGGCCGGGTACTCCCAACCCACGCGATGTGCCTTGGGCGCGATTGTATGAGTATTTGTACAAAATGCAAATGGTGCTTGACAAATAAAAAAAGACCCAGCCGAAGCTGGGTCAAAATGGCTACCTCAGGAGATCAGGAGATATGCTGCTGGAACATGCGCTCTACCTTTTGACGGTAGGCTGCATCGGTCTTGTACTTGGGATCATTGACCATTTGATAGAGCTCTTCCTTGCTTGGCGCGCCTTCCATTGGGGCAACGTCAACAGGCACACGCCCCTCATAGGCTGAACGAACCTTCATCAAAGCGCTCAAGCCGCGAGCTGTGCCGCCCATGATCTTAAACTCTTCAAAGTCGTCTTTGCTCCACACGCCTTTATTGACCAGGCCGCGAGCCCAGTCGACCATACCATTGACCACGGCATTGGCGTTGGGGCCAAGTGATTTCATTTCGGCCTGGGTGTCAATGGGTGGGCCAGCCATTTCGGCTGCCATTTGATTGACGTTTTGCGCCAGCTCATCAAAGGCCACTTGGCTGATGCCGTACTTCTGGGCCCAGCCAACGTATTGCTTGGCCAACGGGTCAGACTCGATGTCCTTCACGCCAAGCGCTGCCGTGTCGTATTTGCCACCCTCGGGTGCTTTATGCTTGCCCTGGCTGACCACTTTGCGCAAATCAGCATAAGACTTGGCCATGGCCTCCATGTTGGCCTCGCCCTTGTCTTGGTTCCAGAAGTTCTCTGGCAACCATTCTGGGCGCTCTTTGGGCGTGCCAGGGATACCTGGTGCCAGCTCAGTCGCTGTCGTCGCTTTGTGATCGATTTCAACAGCCTGTGGGTTCTCTGTCTTTGTATCGTCTGCCACCTGTACGCTGTCGAGTAAGCCAGTGGTGGGCTCGACATTTGTTTCGGTTTCGGTCGTCATAGTTTCCTTGCTTGTTTAATCCGTGCCTCGATGTCCCTCACCACGTTTCGCTGCCCTTCGGCAAAGAAAGCATGGGAAGGGTCTGTGCCCGGCACGGCGATGGGCACATTCACATACATGTCTTGCAACCAGGTTAGCATCTTCTGGCCGTCCTCAGTGCCAAACACGCGCATGGTCAACCTGGCCAGATCGTCCCGCTGCTGGTTTGCCTCGCGGATGTCCACCTGGCCAATGGCGTCGAGCTCGTCCCAGCTCATGCTGGCGCTCCTTGTGGTGTTGGCAATCCAGGCGGAGCCATACCCTGCTGCTGCATGGACATTTGAGCTGCCAAGGCTTGGGCCTGCTGGGCTTGCTGTTGCTCAATGGCAAAGGCACGCTCGGCAGCGCTGTTGCGAAGCGCAGAAGGCACTCCCAGCTTGTCGCCCAGGTAGTCGATCATGTCGCCGAACTTGACGGCAACTTGACCCTCGGCGCCCATTTGCTGGGTGAGCTGAGCAAACTGCAGGGCTGCGTTGACTTCGTCCATTGCCTGGGCATTGGCCAGCGGTGATGTCGGAGCGACCTTCACCTCAAGACCGTTGACTCGCAGTGGCAAGTCAATTGCCCCGCGCTCGTCCATGACCTCCAGGATCTTCGACACAACAGGAATCATTGTCTCGTTGATCAAGCGGCCAAATGCTGAGCCAAGGTTTTGCGAGAGCTCTTTCATGCGCTCGACAATCTCAGTAGCTGAACGTGCACTCATGTTCTCTGGTGGCAGTGACTCATCCAGCAAAATGCGCTTGACGTTGCTGCGCAGATCGTTGATCACCAGCTGCGACACATTGAAGTCGCCAGAGCGTGGCAGGGCCATCAATGACGGGCCTTGTGGGCCACCGTTGCGCGCCACTGGAATGATGCCGCCAGGCACGATCTTGACTGTGTTTGGATTTAGCACGCCATCGTCGGCCGCCGTATACACGCCAGACACAGCAAGCGATGCATTTTTCAGCAGCAGCTCGATTGTCTTGTTTAGCGTCTTGATGTCAGGCAATGCCGTCATCAATGGGCCACGGCCATAGATCTCACCGGCCACCTTCATGTAGCGCGAGATCACCCAGGGACTGATCTTGCGGCGGCGGTAGACCAGCTCGGCCTTGCTCC